GCAAAGCGTACAACGTCACCTGCTTTCATAACATTATCACTGTAAATATTTGTGTCAATCTGTATAGTTGTATCACCTAAACTATGAGCACCATCAACAGTACATACCGCAACTTCTCTGTTAGGTGATGTGCTTAAACTAACATTTGGTATAACAATATCAAATTCATTTAACGCACCTTGTGTTAGTGCAATAAACGCTTGTATTGGTCTAAACTCTAATATATCCATTGTAGGAAATACTAGTGTACCTGTCCATATAGTTGTAGCAGTAGCAATTCTTGTAATTCTACCACTTTGTGTTGTTGTTTTTTTAGATGGCGCATTCATTTTAAATCCTGCTGCACTAAACCCTGGTGAACTTGGAAATGTTCCTATATATGCCATTATGATGTTACTCCTTGTTTACCTCTTTTTTGCATTGCTTGGTTAATAATACCAACAATGGTCCCTCTACGTTTTACTAGTAATGTATCGAAATCTTCTGCATCAACAGTTTGTATATTAAAGTTAACAATAACATTTTCACCTCCACGACCTCCACCTAATCCATCAATTGCTTGTGCTACTTCTCTTGGTATGACTGTGCTAGGTTGCTTAGGAACAATAATCTCTGGTCCATCTTCACCAACTACTGTGCCTCTACCAATTTGTAGCGCACCACCACGCTGTCTACCAGTATACTGTTGACTTCTAATTGCTGCAACATTTGCAAACCCAGCACCAATCACAGCTGCCGCAGCAATAAAGTTAAAGGGTGGTGGAAAGCTTGCAAGTGCTTTTGTAGCACCAGTATAGGTATTCATAATTGCTTCTGCAATCAAAAGTGCTTTGTTTGCACGGAATGCTGTTTTGTTATGTTGTGCTACTTGACTCAATGCATCTCTTGCTGATTCAACTGCAAACTTCTTCTTTTGATCTTCAGACATTTTAGTAACATCAACTTCGTCAAACTTACCTTGTTTGAATAAGCTTAAATTGTTAGTATACATCTGTTGACGCTCTTGTAAGCGTTTTTGTTCTTCTTGTAGTTCTTTTTCTCTAATTGAACTTAGTGCATCTTGCAATTTAGTTTCAGCAGCTTTTACAAATGAGTTATGCTCGTCTAGTGATATTTTCTTTGCGTCTAGTGCTTGTTTAAATGTGTCAAGATCTGCTAGATATTCATTTTGTGCTATTTGACCACTTGTGTATATAAAGGATTCGTATTTGCTACGCAATGCATCAATTGCATCGCCTAACTCGTCTGTAGCTGGTGTGCTTGCTTTTGTTGCCTCCATATATTTTGTCATAGCATTAGCATATGTGTCTAATGATATTTTACCAGCATCTAATTGTTCTTTTAATCTTGTTTGTGCTTGTACAGCAAACATGTTTTCTTGTGCTGCTGCATTTGCACCACTTATTAGATTGTTATAATACTTGTCAAATGCTGATGTTTCACCAAGTGTTTCAGTTGCAGTTTTTAAATCTAGTATGCCTTGTTCAGCTAATGATATTTCAGTTTGTGTTGCTTTTAGTAGAAACACAAAGTTTTCTACTTGACCATTAGTTCTTTCATGTGCAGTCATTAATTGTTCAAGTACAATTTCTGCATCAATTAAACGCTGATTAGCTTTTTCTAATTCTGTGCGATAATCTGACTTTGCATATTCTTTTGCTTGATCAATAAATCTTTGATGCGGTGCTAATACTGCCTTCAATGCATCTGCTTGTGCATTTAATGTTGCTGTTCTTTCAGCTTCAGCTTCTGCTGCTACTTCTGCATCTTCAGCAATCCCTTGTAGGTCTACTCTATGTGCCTTTAATAGGATTGTATATTTTGTTAATTCTTGTGCTGCTGCTTGTAATTCTTCAGGAAACACACCAAAGAACAATCCGTCTTCATCAAGTTTAGCAGCTTCTCTTTCTAATTTAGTTAATTTAGATTCCATTTCAGTTAATGCTGCATTGACATCAATTGTGCCTGCAACAACCCCATCAAACAAATCTGCAGATCCTAATTTAGCTAGTGGTCCTTCTGTGCCTGCAATTCTATCAGCAGTTGCAGCTAAATCTATTAATACTTTTTCGTATATTTTAGCTGCGCCTGTTGCTTCAGCTACTGCATTTAGTGCTCTATCAAATGCATCACCTAATGCTGTTTCTAAATTATCAATAGTCGGTTCTGTTTGACCAAAAGCAGCATCTAGTGCAGTTGCACCTTCTACCATTTCAAAGAATCGTTCAGCAGTTAATTCGCCTGCTTGACTTAATTCTCTTAATTGGCCAACGCCTACACCTGACTGTTTTGCCATAATACTAAGTGCTGGACCTAAAGCTTCTACAATTGAATTAAATTCATCACCACGCACAGTGCCCGATGCCATTGCTTGTCCAAATTGTCTAATAGCACCTGATGCAGTATTTGCATCTGCACCTGATATTGCAAGTGCTTTCTGGAACTTTGCAGTAACAGCAAGTACTCTTTCTTGTGATATGCCCATTTCATCTGTTGACAATGTTAACTTTGTAAACAAGTCAACTGTGTCACCAAATGCTGATCTATTTTCTTTAGCTAAGATAGTCAATTGCGACATAGTATTTTGTAACTCTGCTTGACTACCAGTTATTAATCTTAATTGATTTTCGTAGTTTTGAAACTTAGCAGCTGAATTTAAAACTGCTTGTCCAAACTGTATAACCTTTTCTACAGCAAGAGCACCAACAAATGCTCCCGCTGCTTTACCTGCAAGACCGAAACTACCATTAATTTTACCAGCACTTCTATCTAGATTACCTAGGCGTTGTTCAATTGTACCTAAACTACGACTAACTCGATCTACTAGTTCTACTGTTATTGTTTGTGTTGCCATCTTACGTATTACCTTTTTGTTTTAGTTTAAACCATTCATACCATAATTGTATTTCCAGGACATTGAGTTGCATTACTTCTTCTACACTTTTGCCAATTGTTTCAGCAATACGTAATATCAGTTGTAATTCAATGTCCTCCTTTAGTTTTTTGCAATATCTTCGTATTCGTCTACTGAACCATTCAGTACCGAACTTATACGCAATAACACTTCAGGATCAGCTTCAAACATTAGCATGTGTCTGTCAGAACTATGAAACATAGGTTTACCTTCTGGATCTAATGCTTTTTGTATGATACTTTCTACAATAGCTTCGACAGTTTTTTTGTCTTGCTGTAGTGCAATGATTTTACTTTCAACTGCAAAGCTATAAGCACTTTTGTAAAATACATCAATGCCCCATTCCGATACAGTCATTTTGTTTAACTCGCCACCGAGTTTTTCTTTAAAATGTTTCTTAATATTATCTTTGAAACTCATTTATATCTCCTTTTAGATATCTTCCTCGTAGTAGGACCTAGTATACCACGTGGTGATTGTTTTGATCTGCCTTTTTCTAATAGGTCGATGTATGGAACTCGGTTGACAATGTTAACACCATGTGTAACATTTTCGCGGCGCCAACCTGCTCTTGCTTGTCCCTTATCTAAAGGAGTATTTGACTTTGCAGTAGCAAATACATCCTCGGCGATCTGGTTAATAATGCGATCTTTTTCTCTTTCAAGAACGCTCATTACCTTTCTTGTCCCACGAACAGACAATTTAAGCATTTTATACTGCTTCTGATGCCAGTGCGCCTGTACCCTGAAAGCTTACGCTTGCAGTGACCATGTCATCAAAGCTTGCGCTTCTTGATACAGATGTTACTAGTACACTACCGACAAACTTGTTGCCTGTAGTTGTGTTAGGATAAAATTCCACAGATAACGCTGTGTCATCTGATGGATCAAATGAACCTAGTGCATCATGACCTGAGTCATACACTACTTCCATTGTTCCTGTAAAGGAATGCAATCCTGCTTTATAAGTTCTTGCCGCGTCGCCCATAACAGTGTCTTCAACCACATCTTTTGTGTGTTCAACTGTCCATGAGCGAACTTCAGCAATAGCTACTTCGGCGCCATCAGCGCCTGCTTTTACTTGGCCATTTTCGCCTGTAAATGTTGCCATATTAGTTCTCCTCGTCTGTTGGCAGTTCATCCGCTACTGACATTGATTCTACTGAATCTGCCCATGACTCACCACTTCGTGGATCCCATGCTTCATCGCAGTCACAATCATCTTGATCGCAATCGCAATCATCAGTTTTGGATTTAGAAGTCACCTTCGCAGAAACTTTAACTTTGTTCTTTGATGACGACTTTACTTCAAGTTCAATGGACCATCCATGTTCTTGAAATCTCTCTACTTGGTCTTCTGGAATACGTTCCATATTACCTTCTTTATACATTTTTACATATTTTGTTGGCATTATACTGCTCCTTTTGTAAAGCTATATTTTACTTCAGCAGTTAACAAAAACTCACCTAATGGCGGTGTTCTGTCAACTATTTCTATTTCTGTAACGTG